TCCAGAAATCGTGCTCTTCTTGTTTCTCCTACTGCTAGTGGTAAGTCATTAATAATATATGCATTAGTTCGATACTACCAAATTGCTGGACATAGAACTTTAATACTTGTTCCTACTACATCATTAGTCGAACAGATGTATACTGACTTTGAAGATTATGGTTGGAGCTCTGGTACATATTGTCAAAAGGTATATCAAGGTTATACAACAAAGATAGAAAAGGATGTTGTAATATCTACTTGGCAATCTATTTACAAGATGCCTAGAAAATATTTTGAACATTTTGGTTGTGTAATAGGTGATGAAGCTCATATGTTCAAGGCAAAATCTCTTACTGGTATAATGACTAAGTTACACCAATGTAAGTATAGATTCGGTCTTACAGGGACGCTAGATGGGTCACAGACGCACAAACTTGTACTAGAGGGACTATTCGGTACTGCTGAAAAAGTTGTTAGTACAAAAGAACTTATAGACAAAAAAACACTTGCTAATTTGAAAATAAAGTGTATTGTATTAAAGCATCCAACAAAAAAAGAAAGAATGGATTATGTCGAAGAAATGGATTACATTGTTTCAAGAGAATCTAGGAACAAATTTATTTTAGATTTATGTAAAAATATTAGTGGTAACACTTTATGCTTGTTTCAGCTAGTAGAAAAACATGGTAAAATATTACATGATGGAATGAAAGGTGGTGAGAATGTTTATTTTGTATATGGTGGAACGGATACTGAGCAAAGGGAAAAGATACGTGGATTGGTTGAGGGACATACTAAATCAACAACAATTGCAAGTTATGGTACTTTTAGTACTGGTATCAATATTCGTAACATTAACAACATCGTGCTCGCAAGTCCAAGTAAATCCAAAATTAGGGTCTTGCAATCAATTGGAAGAGGCTTGCGTACTTCATCAACTAAAGATTCCATTTTGATATTTGATATTGCAGATGATATTTCTTATGGAGAAAGACGTAATTTTACATTAAACCACTTTTTTGAACGAATAAATATATACAACGAAGAACAGTTTAATTACGAAATTAGTAAGGTAAAAATCAAATGAACGATGTTTCATATACAGTTTTAAAGTTAGCTAACGGAGAAGATATAATCTGTGAAGTGGATTTTGAACAATATAATGTAAAGAAAGAATTGACAAAACGTGTTTATGAAATACAGAATCCACTACTAATAACTCATACTAAAGAAATGAGTCCAGAAGGTGTGCGTGAAGGCTTGAGTTTATCACGTTGGTTTCAACCATTTACAGAACAAAAGTATTTTACTATCCCTGCTACAACAGTAGTAACATCTGCAGCTGCATCGCCAGGATTATCAAAGTACTATGAATATGTTCTTAAAAGAATAGGTGATGAATATGATGAAATTGTTACTGAAGAAAAAGATTTAGATGATTATAGTAATGATGATATATATGATGAACTATTAGATGAATATGAAACACCTAGTAAAGCTATTCATTAACCCCTCAACATAGTTGAGTATATAGAGATAAAGTGCTTATGTCAAGTCTCTTTGTTATATTGATATATTTCTTTATCAAATCTCTTTAGGGTATTGACATATTACCCATAATATAGTATAGTAATTAATATATTAGGAGTACCTTATGATAAAAAATAAAAAGCAGAAACCACATTACGTAGACAATAAAAAGTTTTTGCAAGCTATGGTAGAATGGCGTGAGACATGGCCAGCTGAAGATAACATTCCACCAGTAACAAATTACATTGGCGAGTGTTTTTTAAAGATAGCTACACATCTATCTTATAGACCAAACTTTATTAATTACACTTATAGAGATGAAATGATTTCAGATGGTATTGAAAATTGTTTACAATATGTAAAGAACTTTAATCCAGAAAAATCTTCTAATCCTTTTGCATATTTTACACAAATAATTTATTATGCATTTTTGCGTAGAATACAAAAAGAGAAAAAACAAACGCACGTAAGAAATAAAATAATTGAGAAATCTAATTATGTATCCTTTACTACAATGGAAGGTGATGATAATGCTTATACTGTTTCTGGTTTTGACCCTATCGTAATGCTTCCAGATGAGGATGTATACAAGCCTAAAAAGAAAGAAGATAAACCAGCAAAAGGTTTAGAGAAATTTATGGAGACAGATACTTGAAGGTTGCTATAATAACCGATACTCATTTTGGTGCAAGAAACGATAATCTAAACTTTAATGAATACTTTTTCAAGTTCTATGATAATATATTTTTTCCAACTCTAAAAGAAAGAGGTATCACAACGTGTGTCCATATGGGTGATGTTGTAGATAGGCGTAAGTATATTAGTTATAGAATTGCAAATGACTTGCGTGAAAGATTTATAAATCGTTTTAAAGAGATGGGTATTGATCTTCATATTATAATTGGTAATCACGACACTTATTATAAGAACACTAACGAGATAAACTCTATGGAAGAGCTTGTTGGTTCTGATAGGTTTACAATTTACACAGGCCCAAAGGTTGTAGAGTTTGATGGTACACCTATTTTGTTTATGCCTTGGATTAATTCAAACAACTACGAAGAATCTATAGATGCTTTGAATACTGCAAATGCAGACATTCTTATGGGACATCTTGAGGTCAGTGGTTTTGAAATGTACAAGGGTCATAAGTCAGAGGGTAAGTTTGAGAAGAAACTTTTTCGTAGATTTGAAACTGTATTCAGTGGTCACTTTCATCACAAGTCAGATGACGGACAAATCTTTTATCTCGGCACACCTTATGAATTGTTCTGGAATGATTTTCAAGACCCTAAAGGGTTTCATATCTTTGATACTGGCACAAGAGAGCTTGAGCGTATTGTAAATACCTATACTCTGTTTGAGAAGATTTACTATGATGATACAGAACACGATTACACTAAACATGATGTATCCAAATACAAAGAAAAGTATGTTAAACTAATTGTAGTAAATAAGAAAGACTTGTATCAGTTTGATTTGTTTACTGACAGACTTCTAAATGCTGATGCACACGAAGTTAAAATCATTGAAGATTTTTCAGAGTTAGATGCAAAGAATGTATCAGATGATATTGTAAAAAATACAGAAGACACTATGACACTACTTGAGAGATACATTGATGATTTGGATATTACACTAGATAAAAAGAGACTCAAGAACACAATGAAGTCTCTATACAATGAAGCACAAGACTTGGAGCTATAATTGATAATTTTTAAGTATGTGAAATGGCGTAATTTCCTTTCAACTGGTAATCAATTTACCGAAATACAACTAGACAGAAATAATACAACACTGATAATTGGAGAGAATGGGGCTGGTAAGTCTACTATTCTTGATGCGTTATGCTTTGGTTTATTCGGTAAACCATTTCGTAGTATTAACAAAGCACAATTAATCAATACCGTTAATGGTGGTAGTTGTGAAGTTGAGGTTGGGTTTAAGATTGGTACGAAAATATTTAAGGTAATTCGTGGTATCAAACCAAATACATTTGAGATTTACATCAACGATAAGATGTATAATCAAGATGCTAACTCNAGAGATTATCAGAAGTATCTNGAACAACAAATACTCAAGCTAAACTATCGCAGTTTTACTCAGGTTGTTATTCTTGGTAGTTCTACATTCATTCCCTTTATGCAACTCAAGGCTCGTCATCGTAGAGAAGTGGTTGAAGAGATTTTGGACATTCAGATTTTCTCTCTTATGAATATGCTTCTTAAACAGAAGTTAAAGGGCATTTCAGAAGAACATAGAGATGTAATGTATAATATAGATTTAACCTCTGAAAAGATAGAATTACAGAACAAGTATATTGAGAGTGTAAAAAAGAATAAAGATAAACTGATTACAGAAAAGACTACTCTTATTAATGGTAATGAAGAAGAATTGCATAGTAGACAAAGTAAGATACATGAACTAAACAAGTTAAATGAATCTCTAGGTTTTAAAACTACTCACTCTGATGAGAATAGTAAGAAGGTACAAAAACTAAAAGGTCTTGATGCAACTCTAAAAGAGAAGCGTTCTGCTGTAAAGAAGTATATGGATTTCTTTGATAATAATGATGATTGTCCTACTTGTGAGCAACATATTGATGAGACATTTAAAGATAATATGATTGCAACAAAGAAGTCTGAATATGATAAGTTTGATAAAGGCGTTAATGATTTAAACGAACAACTCAAACTATCTGAAGATTTACAGACGGCCATCAACGATTATGTTAAAAAGATACGAGATAATGATGCTGAGATAGGAAAGTTAAATTACTCTGTTAAAGAACTTGAGAAGTTTAATAAAACTCTACAATCAGAAATTGATGAGTTAGAATCTGGTGAACTTAGCAAAGATGATATGAGTAAACTAACCAAACTCAAAAAGTCTTTGAAGTCATACAACGAACAAAAGATAAAATTGCAAGAAGATAAATCTTATGCAGAAGCTGCTCGTAGTATGTTGATGGATACTGGTATCAAGACAAAGATTATCAAGCAATATCTACCTATCATGAACAAACTGATAAACACATATCTTACTGCAATGGAATTTTATGTAAACTTCACATTGAATGAGAACTTTGATGAAACAATCAAATCTAGATTCAGAGATGATTTTACTTATCCCTCGTTCAGTGAAGGTGAGAAGATGCGTATTGACCTTGCACTACTCTTTACATGGAGAGCAGTTGCAAAGATGAAGAACAGCACAAACACCAATCTACTAATACTGGATGAGATATTTGACAGCTCCCTTGACTCGACAGGAACAGATGAGTTTCTCAAGATACTCAATACTCTGGACGGTGAGAATGTATTTGTGATTAGTCATAAACAGGATGTGCTTGTAGATAAATTTAGAAGCACAATACGATTTGAGAAGGTAAAGAACTTTAGTCATGTGGCAGAGTAATGGGTAAACGGTCAGACTTTGAAAGAAAACCTAGAGACTTTTATCCTACGCCGATAGAAGCTGTGTATCCTCTTTTAGAACATCTAGAGGAAAACTTTCTATTTGCTGAACCATGTGCTGGTGATGGTGCATTAATAAATCATCTGGAAACAAAGGGTGTTTGTATGTGGGCAAGTGATATTGAACCACAGGCAGAAGGTATACATACAAGTTCATATGATAAACTAGGATTAGAAGAATTGATAGAGACAGAGTATATAATTACAAACCCGCCGTGGGACAGAAAAATATTACATCCAATGATTGAATTTTTTGCACCAAAGTTTCCTACTTGGTTACTATTTGATGCAGATTGGCCTCATACAAAACAAAGTAGAAACTACATAAGTATGTGTAGTAAGATTGTGAGTGTAGGCCGTATCAAGTGGTTTGGTAATATGACAGGCAAAGATAATTGTGCTTGGTATTTATTTGATGAAAAGAATAATGAACCTACAAAATTTTATGGGAGAATATAATATGATAGACGCACTAAGAAAAAGGTATGAAGCAGATATTGCTCATGCACAAGCAAATATACAAGTGTATTTGCAAAACCCAGCAGGTATTGGAGAACATCCAGACTTGGTATCAGCGGTTGATGACCAGATTGATAAGATGGCTCACGCTGAAGATAAACTAGAGATATTGAAGAAGTACTATAATGGCTATACATCAACTAATTAAATCAGACAACTTACTATTAACAATTCCACTTTCTAATGTTAGTGAAGGTGCTGACCGTAAACAAATAAAAGAAGACTTATTTGAAACTATGGATAATTTCAAAGGCATTGGTCTATCTGGTAATCAGGTAGGAATCATGGAGCGAGTTTTTGTAATGTATAGTAACTTTACAAAAAGAGAAAAGATTGTTTGCTTCAATCCTAAAATTACATTTGAAAGTGAAACTCAAGAACTTATGGATGAAGGATGCTTATCTTTTCCTGGCTTGTGGTTGAAAGTAAAAAGACCATCTTGGATTGAAGTTGAATATGAGAATGAAAACGGTGAAGTGATTAAAGACACTTTCACCGATTTAACTGCTAGAGTTTTCCAACATGAAATGGATCATATGGAAGGAGTTGACTTCACCAAAAAAGTTTCTAGACTTCGCCTTGATAGAGCTAGAAAGCGGGTCACTAAACAAAGAAAGAAACTTCTTAATATGTCTCTGTCCAGAGGTGGACTTCCAGAAATGGTGATGCCAGAGGGCGGTCTGGATTTATCATATAATAATTGAAACCCATGACCGGCCGTGAGCCGTGAT